ATATGCCACATAGATTATTAGTCGAGACTCCTGATTTTGGCAGCTTTACTTACATTAAAGAAGAAAAAAATTTAAGGGATGGTAAAGGACCAAGAATGTACATTGAAGGGCCTTTTATGATGGCCAATGAAGTCAATAAGAATAGACGTCTTTATGACTTAATGGAAATGGTTTCTGAAGTAAAGAGATATTCTGATGAAATGATTAAGTCAGGCAGAGCATTAGGTGAATTGAATCACCCAACTACTGTTGATATTGATCTTTCAAGAGCCTGTCACAGTGTTCAAAATTTAAGACAAGAAGGTAATTACTTTGTTGGTAAGTCTCTTGTTCTAAGTACACCAATGGGTAAGATTGTTCAAAACCTTATTGATGATGGAGTAACACCTGGTGTATCTACCAGATGTTTAGGTCAATTAGAACCTGACTCTATTAAAGAAGATGTAAATAGAGTAAAGAACATGAAGTTAGTTGCTATTGATGTAGTTGCTGACCCTTCTTGTCCAAAGGCATTTGTTAACGGTATTCTAGAATCCAAGCAATGGGTTTTAAGTGATTCCGGGGAGCTAGAAGAGGCTTATAATAAGTTTGAAAAGTCTATTGGTAATTTGCCTCGCAAAGAGGTAGATAAATTTTTACGTGAGCAGGTATTAATTTTTATCAATAAGCTTAAATAATTATATGGATACACAACTTATTAAGTCATTTATTAAGCAGGTTGGGGTAAAAAATTACTCAGAGGCTAATAAATATTTACAACAAGTCTTAGAAAATAAGATTAAAAGCCGTATTAAAACTGCTTTGAACAAACCACTTTTTTAACATATGTCAGCTCTAATTGAAAAATTAAAGGAAGTTACCAAGGATATTCTTAGTGAGGAATCACTAAACCAAATTTCCGAGGCATTCGAGCAGCAAGTAAACAAGGCTGCTGAAGATCGTGCAAAATTGCAACTCGAGGGATTATTGGTTCAGATCGACGAAGACCACTCTGCCAAGGTAGAGAAGCTCGTTGAGGCTATTGACCGTAACCACTCCGATAAGCTTTTGAAGGTTGTTGAAGCAATCAATGAAAACCATGCTGGTAAGCTAAAGGCTGTAGTACGCAAGTACGAAAAGGCCCTCAATGAAGACGCTGCCTCATTCAAACAATCTCTTGTTGAATCAATTTCCAACTATCTCGAGGCCTATCTCGACGAAAATCTTCCAAAGACAGCCATTGAAGAGGCTGTTCAAAACAGACGCTCTGCTCAGGTTCTCAACGAGCTACGCAGCATGCTTTCTGTTGATCTAGTACTTGGTAAAGAGACAATCCGCGAAGCCGTATTGGATGGCAAGCAAAAGATTGATGAAAGCTCCAAGATCATTGAAGCTCTTAAGTCTGAGAACAAGCAGCTTAATGAATCTTACAATAGAGCAGTCTCTAATTTAATTTTTGAACAAAAGACAGCTGGTCTATCTGATAATAAGAAAGCCTATTTAGTAAAGGTATTCAAGGGTAAGTCTGCTGAGTTCATCAAAGAAAACTATGACTATACATGCAAGATGTTTGAAAAGCAAGAAGCTAAGAACATCGAGACTCTAACTGAGCAAGCTGTATCCCAGTCTGTTTCTAGAAATCTTGATCGCCCTGTAGTTGAAAGCAACGAGCAGGTAATCGAGGAAGGTACATCAGAAAATTCTGATCACCCTCCATTGAAGTTGTACATGCAGGAGCTTTCAAGACACTAAAATAAATTTCCATTGAGGCATAAGCCTGATTATGATTTGACATCATATAATGTCTAAAACAAAATAAACATATGAAAAATATCAGACCTTCACAGTCATATATTTCTCCTGATAGAGCTGGCGCTCTTCTTGAGAAGTGGTCACCTGTTCTTGACTTTAACAGCAAGAACGTAAGAACAATCGAAGACGATCACACACGTCTTAACACTGCCATTCTTCTTGAGAACCAAGAGAGATGGTGCATTGAGGAATCCGGTCAGGCTAACGTCTCCGGTTCTACTTCATCCGTATTCGGTAATGCGTACGGAGCCAATGGTGGTATGGGTGGTTTCGGTGCTGCCGTAAACAACTCTACAGGTGATGCAAATGCTGACTGGTATGCTACCGGTGATGCTCGTTTGCCAAAGATCCTCATTCCGATGATCCGTCGTACGTTCCCTGAGTTGATCACTAACGAAATCGTTGGTGTTCAGCCAATGAGCGGTCCAGTCGGTCTAGCCTTCGCTCTACGTTACAAGTACGACAACGACGTACTAGGTAGCCAGATCCCAGGCAAGTACAATGATGCTTCTTACGGCAACCCTCCTCCATATCCATGGCAGGCTCAGGCTGCTGGTACAGCTAACCCAGGTACATTCGGTCACACCTATTCTGGTGAACTAGGTTATGAATATCTAGACACTCGTTTCACTGGTGCTTCTTCTGCTGACTTGGCTCAGTATCAGAACAATGCTAACTTCGAGATTATCCAATCCGATCAAGGTGTTGCTCAGTTGCTAGCTAATTACGAATTCACTTCCCAGATCCCAACAGCTTCTATCTCCTTCGAGAAGACAGCCGTTGAAGCTGGTACACGTAGATTAGCAGCTCGCTGGTCTGTTGAGTTGGAGCAGGACTTGAAGAACATGAACGGTATCGATATCGATGCTGAGCTAACAAACGCCATGAGCTATGAGCTCCAGGCTGAAATCGATCGCGAAATGGTCATCAGAATGATCCAAGTCTGCTTGAAGTATGCTTCTTACGGTTCCGTAACAAGCTGGACAGCTTCTGCTGCTGACGGTCGCTGGTTGGCTGAGCGTAATCGTGACTTCTATCAGAAGTTGATCGTAGAAGCAAACAGAATTGCAGTACGTAACCGCCGTGGTGCTGCTAACTTCATCATCGCAACTCCAAGAGTTTGCGCTATCCTCGAAGCTCTTCCTGAGTTCAGCTGGATGACTGTTGACGGTAACGTTAACACTCAGCCAACAGGTGTTGCTAAGGTTGGTACAGTTGGTGGTCGTTTCCAAGTCTACCGCGATACACGTACCGATGCTCAGAACCTAACAGGTCAACGTACCACAGTTGAGTACGCTCTATTGGGTTACAAGGGACCAGAGTTCTATGACACTGGTATCATCTATTGTCCATACATTCCAGTAATGGTACAACGCACAATCGGTCCTAACGATTTCGCTCCTCGTGTTGGCTTGCTAACACGTTACGGTGTAGTCGATAACATCTTTGGTGCTAACTTGTACTATACATTGGTCGTTGTTAAGGGTCTTGGCATTGCCTTCACCCCAGCAACATCTGTTGTATACTTCTAATTTTAGAAGCAATAGTAGTTTAATAAAAAAGGCCGATCGAAAGATCGGCCTTTTCTTTGTTTACTGTCTGCCAGTTCGAATAAACGGCAAATACGGATCAATCATATCATTATCAATTAGATTAATATTCGATGCTCGAATAGGATTAATATCAATACCTCCACGACGAACATAGAAGCAAAACACTAACAACTCTTCAGGCTCATAAGCATCTTGAAGTCGCTTGTAAATAGCTTCACAAATCTCTTCATGGAAGTGACACTCATCACGGAATGAAACAATATACTTGAGAAGAGAAGTCTTATCAACTAGCTTATCAGACTTCAAATAGATATACACATCACCCCAGTCAGGCTGACTAGTAACCTTACAGTTAGACTTCAATAGCTTAGAACTAAAGTACTGCTTAACAGGCTTCTTAGTAGTTTCACTAGAAGTCAAGAGCAAAGGATTCTCAGAATAGCTAGTGAACTCACTATCGATACCATACTGCACTTCATTCTCAAGAACAGGATAACCAGCAAGATTATCATTAACAACATACTGACCAGTCTTAAAACAAGTAACAATTACATTAGTACATATTGACCAGAACAGCCGATATGTATTAATGCTGTAGAACTCTCCCGGTGACATGATCGCATAATGTCATTGGATCATGTACTCCATTAATGTCTGAATCGTATTGGCCGCTATCTAATTAGGCATATCATTTGCCCGTTGCCCATGATATGCCTAACTGATTTTGTCTTGAATCCCTTGCGCTTGAGGGGAGGTATCTACAGGCGCCTTACGCATGACTTGTCTCTCTAAGTAGAGAGAAAAGACAGGGTAGCTAAACTGTTCAAACAGCTAGCTGACATACAGCTGCAGCTGTGGAATGTAGCTATATTAGCTAGCTACAGCTGTGCTTACTACGTAGGTCTGTAAATGGCAGCTAACTAAGTTGTGCGCACACTCGCCCCTTGAAAAAATTAGTTAGTATTAGCTGTGCGGATGGTGTGCAGTCGTTGAAGTTAGCTAGTTAAGTTGAGCGGGCGCGCGCCACTACGAAAAAATATTTAGTACTAGCTGTGCGTTCGACGTACGTACGCACCAACCAGTTAGCTAAGTTGTGCGGACAGACCCACACCAACAAAACTCAGCTAACTTAGCTAGCTATCCAGCTATAAAGGGTCTGGAACCTTGGGATATAGTCATAAATATTTTGTTATCCATTAATTCAGTGAGTTACACGTTGACTTCTTGTATTATAAATTCATTAAGTGGTAAATTAAGCAGTTTCCTAGCAGTGACCTAAGTGGGGACCAAAAAAGGTAAACTGAAAAGCATAGTCTCGACGACGAGCAGATTTTCATTTGAGGATATTTT